AAAGCAAAGTCTTGAACCTTTTGTGCGTATGTTGGGCCAAACACTCTGTTAAACACAGCCGCTTTTGTTCGGTCATTCAATGTTGCGACTGGATCACCCGAACGAACAATGTCATCTAACATGAACGAACGAGCCGCATTTACTGCATCCTTATTCGCTCCATACTGTTGCATGAACTTGTTGGTGAAGTTCACATCGCTGTACATCTTTGAAACCAACTCTTGAGGGTTTCTAAAGCCACCAGAACTTACGATTTGGTCTCCAGCAACCTTCTTAAATGCCGCATCCAAACGATTTCTCTCTGCCAACAAAGCAGATACATTGTTTGAAGCCACACGAAGCTCATCCTCTAAGCCTGGCACTAAAGACACGCCACCTTGATTCTTAGCAAGCCATTTGTTAGCCGCTTTAGGGTCTAGGACATCATTCTTTAAAGCCGCACGACTAAAGCTGTCATAGAAGGCATCTCGTGCCACACGGACACCATCTTCTCCTGTAGCCTTGATAAAGTCGTCAACATTAGACTTGTTACCAATGATGGCAGGAGCAATCTGTTCAACAAACTTCTTGCGGTCAACAGCCTTCAATGTTTCAGAATTGAATGGCAAACCAACCTTCTGGAAGTAAGAAGCATCTGCATTCCGATAAGCCTGAACAAAGTCAGGATCAAGGTTATCAATGTGACCGCCAACTCGTGCTTTCAACTCAGAGAGCAGTCGAATATCAGCGGGTTCGCTTGTTTTTCGCAATTGTTTGTTGATTTCACGCTTTAAAGAGTCTAAATCTTCTACTGTTGCGGCAGAAAACTTGATTCCACCTTCAGTCATTGGCTTACCTTCTGCCGTCAAAATAGGGCTAGGCTCTACTTCAGCAGGACGGAATTTCGCACGAACACGATTGTAGATAGATGGGAAAGTCTTGAAGATGTCAGATGCTTGCTCACCCGCAACAAAGTTAAAGATGTCATCAACAGAGTTAGCAGGCAACTCAACATTCTTCTGCTTGGCAATGTCAAAAGCCTCTGTATAAAGTGGCTTAACTTGCTTGTAAGCGGCATCTTCCTTGGCAGCAACAAGTGTAGAAACTCGTTGACCAAAAGCATTAGGATCGAGAGTCGTATCCCTGAATGCATCACCAATTTGTTCATCAATAGTGCGAGTTCTACGAGCTTGAGATTTAGCCAAATCAAGTGGAGAAACATTCACACTAACTTTAGATGGGTCGCCAAACAAACGAATCTGATTAGCTGTCAAAGCCTGTTTAGCTTGCTCAAACTGATTGCCATACTGCGCACGGAATACAGGGTCTTTAGCAGACAGACTTTGGATGAAGTTATTGATAACAGGATTGTCTGCCAACAAAGAACTAATAGGCATTTGTACTGGTGTACCACCTGGTGTCTTCAAAGAAACGCTCTGTTGTGCTTTAGCGGCTTTTGTAAGCGTATCCATGAATGTAGGGTCAGCAGCACCTGCGGCAATAAAGATATTGCTAATTCGGTTGTCCACATCCTTGAGCAACTCGTCTTCAGGAACAGTTCCTCGAACTTTAGCCCATTGCGCACGAGCAGTATCAAAACCTTTGTTTAATACAGGGCCAGATTTAAGCAAAGTTCCAAGGGTGTAAGCGCCACCGCCACCACCCAAAAGACTGCCAGCGATACGACCAGTAGTTGCAGAACCTAACTTCTCGCCTGCCGCTTCACCTGCCATACCACCCGCTTCGGCAGCAGAACCAATAACTTGTTGTTCAGCAGGACGCATCAATGCTTGACCAAACAAGCCCATACGTCTTGTAGCCGCCAATGCAGGGAATACATAACTTTCTGGAGAAGTAACAGCCTCTGTACCTTGACCAATAATCTTTTGGAAACCTGTTTGTGGCTCAACACCAGTAGTTCCAAGCGCTTGCATTGTTCCTTGGTAAACAGGCTCACGACCTGCTTTAAATGTCTCTACGATACCGCCAGTAGTAGGAGCAGGAGCAACAGTACCGCCTGATGCTCTCATGCCCATTGTCAAAGGGTTCAAACCAGTACGCTCTAATGCAGAAAACAATAGGTTTGACAGACCAGAAACAGTACCAACAGTACCTGCAAAACCTTTTCGTGCAGATTCAGCCATGACAGCACTTGTTGCAGGCGCTTCAGGCTTTTCTCCCGCCAACATCTTTAAGGTTTGGTCAGAAAGAGAAGCAATATTTCCAGAGGAAATGGCCTCAAGTTCTGCGTCTGACAAGGCCGTAAGGTCTAATTTGCTCATTTTTTACTTTCTTGACGTTGTTTCAATAAAGCACGAGCTTGTGCGGCTAAATCTCCAGTTAGTTCTGGCATTTTCTGACTTGAAAACTCTGGGAAATCAAGTGCTTGATCAACTCTAGCTTTATCAAATGCAGGATTGCTATATGCAATCTTACGTTGTGCTTCAATCTCTGCTTTGGCTTTTTGAATCGAAACTTTCCTAATTGCCTCCAAAGTCGTCTTGATCTTATTTTGTGTATCAAGAGTTGGTGTGGAAGTAAACAAAGTTGCCAAGTAGTCTGCTGTACCACCAAGCAAAGCAGGATCAGCACCAGCCGCCTTCAGCTCTTTCTGGCTCAAATCTCCTGCACCTGCAATTGCCTTGGCAAACTGAGTTTGCGCTGCACGATAAGATGCAAAGTTACCAGTATCAATAGAATTCTGAATGTTTTCCAAAGCATTGTCAGCCGCAAAAACAGCTTGGCTTTGAGGTTTAACAGTATCTTGAACTTGCTTTCTAAAACCAGGAATATCAGCCAATGCTTTATCACCAGGCAATACATTGGTAATCGTAGTTCTTGGCCTCTCAGCATCAACACGCTTATTAACAGCGGCTATTTCAGCTTGTGTCAATTCGGAAAATGGCTTGTTGTACAACTCTTTTGCAACAGCTTCTCTTTCAACTCCGAATGAAACTGCTTTTTCACCTTTTGTAGTCAAGCGTCTTAATTCTGCTAGACGAGTATTCAACATATTCTTGGCGCGAGTACGCTCAGGGTCTGCTGGCAATTCTTCAATACGAGAAAGTGTGTCTTCCAAGGTTGCAATCTCATTGGCAATCTGAATGTCAGCAGGAACTGCTTGTTGACGCTCACGTTTTGCTTGTGCTAAACGCTGTTGCGCTAGAGCCATTTCACTTTCAGTCTTTCTAGCTTTGTCAACTAAAGCCATAGCAAATTCATTGTCGCCAATGCTTGATGCTTTTTTTGCTACCTCAATCATGGATGCTGGGTTGCTAACATCTATCTCTTGCAATAATTGATTGCGTTGAGACATTCTCATCAATGCAGGATCTTTTGCACCCAATGCACCACCAATAACATCTCCTAGGCCTCTAGCGCCAGCATAAATCATGGCAGCACCAGCCTCACCAGGACTTAGTTTTGCTAACTCTACGCCTTCTTTTAAAGCTGAAAGACGCTGTTGTTCACCATACATTTCTGGCGTTAAACCAAATAAACCCGCTACGATGTCTGCCATGATTTATCCTTAAATTCCATAAATATTAGTACCACTATAAGTTAGTGGTAGTGGTGCTGTATAGTTTGAAGCAGTAGGAAGATTTATAGGAGGCGCCTCATATAACCTATTACCTAATGCTGAAACTGGTTGCTCAATCATTCCGCTAACAGCTTTCTCTATTCCAGAACCTAACAGTCCAGAAGAACCTAATCCAGATAAACCAAGAGAAGTTAAATTTCTAGTTGCGTCAGCTCCAGTAGCCAATTTTTGACTTATGTTTGCTCCACTAAGTCCCAATTGACCAACATTAGCCCCTGCTTGAGCAGCTGTTTGGCCAAGATTTACACCCATTGTGAATGGTTGTTGTCCAGCAGCCTCCAAAGCCTGAATTTGTCCTAAAGCAGTTGTATATGGAGAATAAGCAGCTTGCTGACCACCATAGTACTGACCCATAGTTTGTGCACCAGTACCCAACAGTCCTGCACCAAACAACACATTCTGTTGGCCTGCTTGTTGAGCATTAGCCGCCAATAAAGCCTCTTGTTGCGCACGAGCGTTGAACAAAGCCTGCAATTCAGGAGTTGTAGCACCCAAATTACCACCTTGAGCAACAGACAAACCTGCACGACCTTGTTGTTGCAGTTTATTCTGCAAGTTAGCCAATTCCAACTCACGACCAGGTTGCAACAAAGCCATCTGTTGATTCAGATAGTTCTGAGCCACTTCCTGCGGAGATTGAGCCAAGTATTGATTGCCAAGATTAAACAAACTCTGAGCGCCTGTCTGAAGTGGCTCAAAAGCTTTCTGAGCACCTTCAGCTTGTGTCAAACCTGCTTCTGCAAGCTTAACAAAGCGATCCTGAGCCGCTTTAGCTTCAGGACTTAGTGTGTATCCTGCGCTAGTCAATTGACCTGTTACAGGGTCAACTTGGAAGTTAGAAGTACCAAATCGAGTGGTCATGCCAACAGGTTTGAACTGAGCAGCGGCTTTGGCAGCGGCAGTCTCAGCGTCAATTCGTGCTTGAGCGGCTTCAGCGGCTTCCTTAGAAGTCTGAGCTTGTAAAATACCTGCGCCAGTTGTCAAACCTTTATTAACTAGACCGCCAACAGTACTACCTGCCGCTTTCGCTGCAGCAGTCAGTAGACCTGTTCCTGCCGCAGTAGCCGCAGGAGTTAATGCAGTTGGAACGCTAGGCAATAAGCTTGTGCCTAATGTAGAACCAGTAAGAACACCAGTTCCTGTTAAACCTGCGCCTACTTTCAGGCCTGTTTTTGCCGCAGTTGGGGCGGTAGCCGCAGCCGTGGGAGTTGCGCTTGTTAATAAACCTGCAGCGCCTGCACCTGCCGCAGCAACTTCAGCCGCAGAAGCACCCGCCTCAATAAGAGCCAGTTGAGCAGGAGTAAAGCTAGCCGTACCACCAGCAATTCCTGCGTTAGCTAAATCAAACGCCGTAGCTGCCTCTGCACCGGTTAATCCTGCTGTTGTCGCCGCACCACCAGTTCCCAATAAACCCCCTGCAGCAGCACCACCCAAAGCGGCTAGTACTACAGGGTCTTTAAAAGCATCTACCAAGCCACCTAGGAAAGACTGATCTTTTTTAGTTTTAACTGTATTTACAAACTCACCAGAAGCGTTATACACATTTACTGGTGTTCCAACAGGAGCTTTGTAGTTAACATCACCATTAGATTTAGATACGGCAAAACTTTCAAGTCCACCAATTTGCTGATCCATGCCAGAACCAGTAGTTTGGTACTGAGGAACAATAACAGTGTCACCAAGAGTAATTGATTGACCTGGCGGGACAGTTTCAGCCACACGAGCCGCAATCTGCCCTTCAGGAATACCAACGGCCTCTGCCATTTGAGTTGGCGAGATACCATACTGCTCCATGGCCGCAACAATCTGGGCATCTGTCATGCCTGGATTAGCGGTTAAGAAATCCACAATTTGTTGACTTGTTACGGCCATGTTCTTTACTCCGATTCTAAGGACTCTTTAAGCATTTTAAAGAATGCTTCACGTCCAACTTGCATTTGGTCTAAATTAAATCTCGATGAGTCAAGTTTACGATCTAAGTCTGCAACATGATTAACCATCATTTGTTGCTCTTTAGTCATATCTTCATACTTGTACTCAACACCATCTATCGTCACAGGCGTCTTTTCATTTTTCCCCATGAGTTTCTCCTAATGTGCCACTAAGTTCAGGTAGTGGCTTCCTGTTTTACCAAGGAGTTCCTTGTGCCGTTACAGGATTCTTCTGCAAAGCAATATTAGCTGCCAGAGCATCTTCTGTGGCTTGTTTATCAACACCATTAGCCCACACCCAACCAAGGACTGTTTCTTGTGTCAGGTCTGCATAGGCAATCGTTGGAGTACCATCTGCCCATGAGCAAGTTGAATAGATAGAGGCTGTGTAGTCTCCATCTACTGCTGTGGCTTGCCAATGTGCAGTTGTTACAAAGCCGTTTGAGGTTTCACGCTCAAGAGTTGAGATAGTCCAAGTAGTAGTCATAATTTACCTTTCAAAGATTAGCGGCATCAAGTCGTGCCTTGAGTGATTCAATGATTGCTTGTTGTTCTTGGATTGCCGCAGTTAATGTAGCCACCAAGAATGATGTGTCGATGCCTTGGTACTGTGGGTTTCCATCAGCATCCATAGCGTCTTTTTCACCAACAACACACTCAGGTACTACTGCTTGCAATTCATGGGCAATAAAACCTTGGCTACTTGTTCCATCTTCTTTCCATGTATATGTAACAGGATTAAGTGCCTCAATCTTTGCCAAAGCACCAACCATAGGTTGCACATTCTCTTTTAGTCGATAGTCAGAAGATGTAGTGTAAGCAACTGTGGTTGTTCCAGAATGGTCAATAGACCCTGCTTTATTACCAGCAGAGTTAGCCATATACATAAAACTTTGACCAGCACCTTGTGTTGAAGTGTTTTGCAAAGCAATACTATTTGTACTTGCCAAAGGAGAAGAAATGCAAAACTTACCTGAAAATATTTGACTTGTTTGCCCCACCAGCAAGTTACCGCTAGAGTCTATTCTGGCTCGTTCTGCGGAAGCAGTAACAAAAACCATTGCTTGCGTTGAATTTGAATAAAGTATTTGCCCGTCTACAGTATTACCAGCAGTTCCCATGAGAACGCCCATAGCAGATGACGAACCCGCAATCAAACTAAGATATGGCGCAGATGATGTGTTTTTCAAAACCAAAGTTTGAGCAGGGCTTGTTTCGCCTATACCTAACTTTCCATCTGCTGACAGAGTCATCGCCTGAGTAAAGGAGATGTTAGTTCCTGCTGTGCCTGATGGAGCGTTAAACCATAGGTGTTCATTAACGCTCTGCAAATAGCGAGCCGCCCCTGCTGTGGTTTTGTAGATGTAGCTACTGCCGTTGTACCAAGCGTTATTAAATAAGTTTGCACCGCCAGATGAACCCGCAAAAGACGCAGTTGTTCCAACATCAATTACTTTAAAAATGCTATCCCAAGCACTCGGAGCAACGCCCAGACCTAGATTGCCTGAGGAGTCGATGGTGGCTTGAAGCGCATTGTTTGTGTAAAAACTTATTGGGTTTGCACCGATAGCCTCTAAACCAAGACCTCCAGAGCCTGCATAAACAGCACCCTTTTTTGTTCCTGCTACAAAAAGACCAATATATCCACCAGAAGTTCCATTGATATCCAAAATACGATAAGAACCAACTGCTGTAGGCGAACTTGTACCAAGACCCAACCCTGTTGAGGTGAGGCGCATACCTTCAGAGCCACTTGAACCTGTTCCAAAAATTAATGATGAAGTATTGTCAGATGAAATTCTTGCGTATTCTGTGGCGGCGGCATTAGCGTGCCATGAAATTATTCCAACCGCATTAGAGGCTAAACCTCTTATAGCAATAGCGCCTCCAGCACCCGTTGGAACAACTTCCATACGATGACCAACAGTTGCCGAACCTGCCCCAACAATCAATCGGTCAGAAGAATCAAATACAAATGTAGAGCCACTTGTCAGAACCTTTGAACCATTGAGATAGGTTACTCCGTTAGCTGTGCCTCCAGAGAGGGTTGGATTGCTTGTCAGAGTCAAACCAGATGAAGTTAGACGCATCCATTCTGCATACGATCCAGAATACCCAGACCATACAAAGTCACCATAACCACTAGAGTTCTGCACAACACCAAATACGTTTTGCATATTGGCATTGTTTTTAAAGTAAATGGAGTTAAAGATTCCAGTAGCAGGAGTTGCGCTGTTCTGGAGAATAAATCCATTTGGATAGGTTGTATAGTCTGTCGCAGAGTAAGTTGTATCTTTATTGCGATTAGATGTAAGGTGAACACCGCTAAATGATAGAACACTACCAGTAGTTAACTCTTTTGAACTATTCAAATACGCTACACCATCAACAGTACCAGCACTAAGCGTTAAAGCACTAGAAGCACTTAATGATGTAAACGCACCACTGTACTGTGTCGATGAGCCAACCATTCCATTGATATTGATAGAGGCTGTACCAGTTAGGTTAGTTACAGTACCGCTAGAAGGTGTACCTAAAGCACCACCATTAACAACAATAGCACCTGTATTAGGTGTATTGATGGCTAAAGCAGTGGCTACACCAGTGCCAAGTCCTGTGATACCAGTAGACAAAGGTAAACCAGTTGCATAGGTCAAGGTAGCGCTTGATGGAGTTCCCAGAGCAGGTGTCACTAAAGTAGGACTATTGGCAAATACCAAAGCACCACTACCCGTTTCATCAGTAACAGCACTAGCCAAATTAGCACTAGAAGGTGTACCTAAAAATGTAGTAATTCCAGTACCTAAACTTGTTAAACCTGTACCGCCATTTGCAACAGGTAAAGTACCAGTAATATCAGAAGTAGATAGACTGACAGCATCCCAAGAAACATTCGTTCCATCAGTTTGAAGATATTTATTTGCATTGCTTGTCTGTGAAGGCAAGAGGTTATTGATAGCAGCAGTAGCCGTAGAAGCTCCTGTACCGCCATCAGCAATCGCTAAATCAGTAATACCAGTAATTGAACCACCAGTAATTGCGGCAGCAGAGTTATCTGTCTTAGTCGCAATAGCAGTAGAGATGTTATTGAACTCGGTGTCAATCTCAGTACCCTTGACAATCTTTAAAGGATCGCCAGTTGGCAGATTATCTTTAGTAGCGAAATTGGTACTTTTTGTGTAATTTGACATATCTATCCTATTTTGCCATTCTTGGCTAAAAGTTCAATTTTCTGAATCGACAACTGTGTTCCATTGATTGTCGTTTCATACCCAGTCTGGACTACTTTACCAGAGCCAGATGCACTCACAACTAAGGTCTTAATCAAAACACCATTAGAGTACTCAGAAATTCCATATTCAGCAATGCCATATTCATAAGTTCCTTGTTCAGGAATGTAAGCATTGTTTGACAAGTAATTAGCAGAGAAATCGAATCCCCACTTGATCGTTACATACTGGTCTGATCCACCAATAACAATCACTTTAATTCGTTTAAGAATCGATATCTGGTCTACATTGCCAAGGTCTGCATGGTTTGTGTAGTACTGAAGACGATAAGTATTGGTGTTATCAAGATAACTTCCATACTTACCAATGTAACCAGTCTTACCAATGTACAAATCACCATTACGCAAAGCGCAAAGTGACTTGGGTTGCATCGAATCCCATCTTGTCACACGAGCAGCGCCATCAGGCAATTGAGTCTTAGTGTCAAAGCAATAAGCAATACCCAAAGCAGGTAGAACTAACAGATAAAAAGCGTTCTTCTCAGAGTAAACAGACTTAATGTTATCTAAAGTCTCTACAGATATAGCAGATACCAAATCAGAACGAACATTCTTAGACAAGTCACGCAATGGAGCAGACTTCTCTTGAATTGTCCTCATCAAAGAGCGAACTCCTGAGTCAGATAAAAAGATTACATCAGTGCCAATGCTTTGGATTGAATCACGAGCAATACAACCAATAGAGCCTACTGTATCGCTCAAAACCATTGAGGCAGGAGTGGTAGCACCCTGATAAACAAGAATCTGTCGTTTACCAAAGATGAATAAGAAGTCATTGTGAGCTGCAAGCCCCATGATTTCATCAGCACCATTGGGCCATACACGAGTGACATCTAATGAACCTGTAGTGCCACCAGACCACACATGACCTGCAATCAAGTCAGAAAAGTAAACAGTAGTCTTATTTGTGCTTGTACTAGCCGCCCATAAACGACCAAAAGCGCTTATGCAGATGTTTGCAGATGGGACTGTAGCAACATAGCCAGAACGCTCACTTACTCTTCTATAAGTAGTTGTACTTACAGCGGGATCAAAGATCAAAGGATCATGTCCTGCTTGGAAGAAGTATGTTGCACCATTTAGTGATGAACAATGCCAGTTACTAGCAGTAATAGTAGGAGCAGAGCCTCCACCACCATAACTCAACTCAGTCACGGCATTAGCAGTACCGAGCTTGAATAACTTGTTGTTACCAGCAAACAGTACAGTCAATGTGCCATCAATCTGTACTAACTCATGGATAACAGTTACATCATTGTTACCAAGTGTGCCAGATGAAGGATTGACTAATGTGTATCCTTTACGAGCGCCAATGCGACCATATTGGTCAATCACACAATTGGTTGCTACCAAAGCAAAGCCAGAAGACAAATCCAATGGAGAGTCTTGTGTATTCAGCCCATAGAAGCCTGGTGCTGAAACGCTGTTACTTTGAAGTACTCCAGACATTAGACTGCCTCAAACATTGATTCTTCAGGATAGCGAGTGCTTTCTGTCGAAATCGCATCACTCAACATTGCTTTGTAAAGAGCATAGGCTTCTGAACTATTTGTTCCACCATCTTCACCACGCTCAACCAAGGCACGAGCATAAGCACTCTGTGTCACCAAGTAATCAAATACTTTTACTGTTGTGCTATCAGAAGTTAATGCGGCTTGAGGAACAATCACATCAAACAAAATTGTGTAAGTTCCATCAGGAATTGGATACAAATCTAGTTTTGTGTCACCACTAGAATCAACGCCATTGAAGCAGTATTCAGATGGAATTCCTTGAACAGGCGTCACAAAGTTCAACTTGCGATTCATGCTCGTGAAAGGAACATCTCCCATCACAACATTGCTAGTTGTGTTCAAAGCATCTATTACACGGAACTTCTGACCAACACCAGTCAAAGCATAAGAATGTGTGCCACCAGTAGTTGTGATTATTACTGTTTGTGACAAGCAATTCCATGTATAAGCATCTTCAATCTGACGCTTCGCATCATTGACAAACTTGCCAATCAATGCGGAATAAGTTGTTTCTGATACTGTAGCAACAGTAGTCTCACGCATTCTTACAAGAACATCGTTGACTAATTCTAGGTATGTCATAGGCGTTGCGCTCCATATAGCACGAATGTATTGGTAGAAGACATTTCTGAAGCAGATTCTGGTGTAATTCGCACTTGGTCGCCTTCTTCAAGCACAACATAAGCGCCACCATCAAATCTTACATACTCAGTAGCTGCAATCTGATAAGCATCAATTATAGTAATCTCAGCATTGGCACTAGAGTCATACCACCAGACACTTACAGTCTTATTGTTGCCAGTATGGTTGGAGATGAAGCAAAGATTCCATAGGGCATAGTAACCAGTAGGCACAGTATAGACAGTAGTCTTTGAGCCTGCGGTTAGATTGTTACCTATGGATATTGGTCTCACTTCTTATTCCTCTTAGAGATTGCTTTGGCTTTAGCCTTAGCGTCTTCCTTGGACGTTGCGCCCCAAGCTCTAAGAGAAAGTAAAAGTCGGGTAGGCTTTCCATCTTTCATCTCAGCGCCAGGCATATTGCCCATTCGTGCTAAAAAGGATGCCCTACGAGGGTTGTCTCCCGACTTAACTGGTGCTTTTAAATGACCACCTGTTTCTGCATTATAAGATGCTCTCCCCTTGGCATTCAAGCCCCCTTTCGGGTTTTTTCCTGCTTTTGTTTGCCAAGTAGGGGATTTCATTTCTTTTTCTTTGGTTTAGTCATGCCTGCTTCTGACAAAGCAATGGCAATAGCCTGCTTACGAGAAGTGACAGTTGGGCCTTTTTTAGAGCCAGTATGAAGCATACCAGTCTTGTATTCGTGCATGACTTTGCCAACTTTCTTGGCGGCTACAGCTTTCTTCATTTGCTTCTCCCAGATTTTTTCATCATGTTAGTCGCTGTACGACCACCACGAGTGGGCATAGGACGCATTTTGGGCTTTCCTACTGTAATCATGATAGCGATAGGCATACCTTTAGGCTTCTTATCGCTTGGTTTCTTGGTTGCTTTCATGGTTTCTCCTTCGTAATAGGGCCTCCAGATTTCCACGCATCACAAGTACGAGCGGAAGCACAAGTAAATTGAAATAGGTCGCAATAGCCAAGATCAGCCGCTTTAACAAAGTTTTTGTCATAAGAAAGCTCTCCTTCGATCTCATCCTTCTCCAGACCGCCTTCAATACAGGCCATCATCTTGGGAGTTTGGATAAAAGCAGCGCAATTACCGCATCGCATACCTTTGATGACAGAGGTAGGAGCGTTATACATCTTGGCTTTTTTCAGCCAAAACGCATCATTTGGTTCATTAGGATTGGGTGGTCCATAGCCAAACTTCTTAAAGGCATTATTTCGGTTCTTCAGATTAACCGAAACATCTTGTGTCGCTATAGGACAAGTATCGCCAGATAGAAGTTTCATCGCATCACCTTAGTAGCTACAAAGGATACTACACCACCTAAAACAGAAGCGATAGCCATTCCAACAAACATTCCACCTTTGGACTTGTTTGCCATCTCTAAAAGGGCTTTAATATCTTCACGCATTGCATGAACTTCGG